GAACTGTTCTTGCTTCCGGTACGGTAGTCACTCCATTTGCCGACGCATAAAAGGGGGTAATTTATGGCAGGTTCAGATGTAATTTCGGTTACTATTACGGCTGACACCCTAGCGGCAGATCCAAATGGCATTTCAACAGATGCAGCGGTTGGAAACAACGCTGCATTAACGATTGGCGGTGCTTTAGCGGACAGTGGCTCGGTGACTTTATCTCATGCCAGAACAGTTACCATTACTTCGGCTGGAGACGACAGTGGAATATCTTTTACTGTCGTTGGAACTGATGTAAATGGAGATTCTCAAACAGAAACCGTGACTGGGGCAAACGCAGACGCGGCTACTAGCAGTAATTTTTTCTTGACGATTGCAAGCATAACCGCCGTGGGAGATCCCGCAGGTAACGTTCAAGCTGGAATTAGTGGGGTAGCTTCTGCTGTTATTTTTGCAGGACGAGCACGGCTTAAAGGTGTTTTTTTAACGAGCACAGCAACCGCCGGTAACGTTGATTTTCGCACGTCTAGCCCTTCAGGAACGAGTTTAATGAAAATAAGTTCTGTGGGCTCCGCAACTGCGACTAGAGATGTGGTGATTCCGGAAGAGGGTATTTTGTTTGGCAGTGGGGTTTACATTCAATACAACGTAAGCACGTTTCTTACCATGACTTCTTTCCATGCGTAAAACGATATGGCAACGGTAAAGAACGTAAAAAGGCTGCCTTCTGGGCGAATAGAGTATCGTGGAGAAACGTTTTCTGGGTATAACCAGCCAAAACGTTCAAAAGGTGGGGCTAAAAAGTCTGTAGTTTTAGCTAAAAAAGGCGATCAGGTTAAGATGGTTCGTTTTGGCGATCCTGATATGACCATTAAAAAAAGCCAGCCTAAACGTAGAAAAAGTTTTAGAGCCCGCCATAACTGCGATACCGCAAAAGATAAGTTTACGGCGCGTTATTGGTCGTGTGAGGCGTGGTAAATGAATCGCGCCTCTATGCCAAAAGGTTTGACCTATTATAAAAAGGGCGGCGCAGCTTCTAAAAAAAGTAAAGGAAGCAAAATTTGTCCTGCTGGAAAGGCTTGGGCAAAGCGCACTTTTGATACTTACCCGTCTGCTTATGCAAACATGGCGGCTTCTAAGTATTGCAAAGACCCTAATTACGCAAAAAAATCCAAAAGGAAAAAAGCCTGATGGGTGAGTTAAAAAAATGGCGTGATCAAAAATGGGTGCGAATTGACAGCAGCGGTAATATCGTTGGTGACTGTGGCACTTCAAAAGACAAAGAAAACCCAGACCGTTGTCTTCCGTTAGCCAAAGCACGTTCGCTAAGTAAGTCAGAACGAGCGGCTACTGCCAAAAAGAAAAAACGGGAAGGGGCAAAGGGCAAAACTGTTGTTAAAAACACGAAAAAAGCAACGGTAAAAAACATGTCTCGTGGCGGCGGAGTACGGCAGGAGATTGCAAAAGGGTGCGGCGCAGTGTTAAACGAGCGCCGTAAATTAACAACGTATACGTGAGGTAGTTATGCCGGGTTCAAGAGTAAACATAGGTAACGCAGGATCAGCTAAAAAGAAATCTAAAAATAGTTCTGTGATGAAAAAATCTAAAGGTGGCTCCCTTATGAAAAAATCTAAAGGCGGGGCCATGATGAGAATGTCAAAGAAGAAAGATCTTGACATTTAGTGTCGTATTTAATCAGCAACATCCCGCATTTTAAATGTTGGGTGCGACGAGAATTTACGCACAATCACGAAAAATATCANGGAGAGTTTTTACATTGTTTAGCNATAGCCGTAAATACAGTACCTGANCGNTCTTTAAGTTTTCAGGTTGTTTTTACCGGCTGCGAAGCAGATTGTGACGATAACGATGAGGGCAACATACATGGAGGAGCTATGTGGGCTAGGATGCCAATACAAGGCTTAGTGTGTGACATGCCTATGCAGGATTATCCGGAGCCTATGGCTGATCATTTATCCCAGCCTTGGGACTGTGAGTCTCATCATCATTCTGTTGTGGTTATGGATAGGGTAAGCTCTTCTCCGTGGATTGCTAAGATTGGTGGTGAGTTTTTTACTTCTAAATACCTTTTTACTGTAGATTATACAGAATCTGATATTGCAGATGACTCTGCTCAACACAAGCAGTCACATGTATTATGCATAACGGAAGAAGGTAAATGGAAAGGAAATATAGTGGCGTTACCGAACAACCGTGTAAGGGCTACGAGTCCCGCTCTTTGGGTGACCGGAGAAGGAGCGCCAGATTTTAAACCGTCTCAGTGGAAACATTCTGCTGAAGGCCACGAAAGTTACTTAGATCCAGCGGTAACTTTCAATAACTTGTATGAAGAATAATGGCTACATCAGGTTCTAAAGATTTTGAATTAGACGTTGCCGAATACGTCGAAGAGGCGTTTGAACGTTGTGGTTTAGAGGTTCGAACTGGTTACGATTTAAGAAGCGCCAAACGTTCTCTTAACTTATTGTTTGCTGATTGGGCTAACCGTGGCTTAAATCAATGGACCATTGAAGAAGTATCCATAACCTTAGCTACGGGCATAAGAGATTACCCTGGTGGAACTTTAACAATGACAGTAGGTTCTTCTACTAGTTTTTCTGTGGGAGAAACCCTTACTGGAGGCACTAGCGCAGCAACAGCCAGCGTTACCAGTAAACCTTCTAGCACTACTTTGGCTATTACAATTCCTTCTGGAACGTTTTCCAGCGGAGAAACCATTTCTGGTGGCACCAGCGGTGCGTCAAGCACCCTAGCAGCAGCCGTAGATCTAACAAACGTACAGTCCACAATAGATATCTTGTCCGCAGTAGTTACCCGAGACAGCACAGATTTTGAAATACAAAGAGTAAGTCGCTCAAGTTTTCTTAACATACCTAACAAGTCACAATCGGGTAGGCCAAATCAATTTTTCTTAAACAGGCAGATAACGCCTGTGTTACAAATTTGGCCCGCACCAGATAACGATACCGATATTGTTAAATTTAACAGGCTGACTAGAATTGACGATGTAGACGCTTATACAAACACTGCAGAAGTTCCTTTTAGGTTTTATCCTTGCTTAACTGCAGGTTTAGCGTATTACTTGTCTATGAAACGAAACCCACAACTTATGGGGGCTTTAAAAACTATTTACGAAGAAGAATTACAGCGGGCTCTTGACGAAGATAGAGATCGTGCTTCTTTACGCATAAGCCCTTCATACGAAACGTATAGGTCGTAACGATGGGAGCATTTGCTAGAGGAAAATACGCTTACGGAATATCAGATAGATCTGGTTTTCGTTACAAATTAAACTCCATGAAACGAGAATGGAATGGGTCTTTGGTCGGACCAGATGAGTTTGACCCAAAACAACCGCAATTATTCCCTCCACCAAACGCAGACGACCCCCAAGCTTTGCGCAATGCTAGACCGGACCGTGTAGAGCCAACCGTGGTTTTAGTAGGTGTTCCCTTGGTTACCGAACGCACTTTTATTCCAGTTCGGGGTATTGGTCAAGTTGGAACTGTTACGGTGAGCACAACATGAGTTTTACATACGCAACTTTACAAACAGCGGTTAAAGATTACTGTGAAACATCTGAAACTACTTTTGATACACAATTACCTACGTTTATTAAAGAATCAGAAGAACGCATTTTAAAAAACGTAGAGTTACCTGTATTTAGAAAAAACGTCACAGGTAACGCAACTAACAACAGTACCTATTTATCAACGCCCACTGATTTTTTAGCGCCGTATAGTTTGGCTGTAATTAAAGACAGCGAGTACTCCTATCTGTTGTTCAAGCACGTTTCGTTCGCACGAGCTTACACCCCTAACGCTTCTACCACAGGTACTCCAAAATATTATGCGTTGTTTGATGACACGACTTTTATTTTAGCGCCAACCCCGGATAGTGGTTACAGTTTTGAATTGCATTATAAATATCGCCCTGCGTCCTTAACCGCGGGGGCAGACAGTGGCACCACATGGTTATCAACTAACGCACCGGATGCGTTGTTGTACGGTACTTTAGTAGAAGCAGCTACTTTTTTAAAAGTGCCAGAAGAAGTGGCTCAGTACGAACAACGGTTTGGACAGGCAATTGCTGCAATAAAGGACCTCGGAGAAGGTTATGGTGCAAAAGATGAGTATCGTTATGACATTAGTAAAGGAAGATAATGTTTAAAATAGCTGTTGAATCCAATATAGGAGATATTGTTGTGAAAACAACACAACGCAGAGGGTTGTCTCCTGAAGAATTAGCTGAACGGGCGGTAGAGCAGATAGTGAATGTGTCAGACTCTGTAGACCCTATTGTTAAGCAACAGGCAGAAGCTTTTAGAAGTCGCATTTATCATGTAGTTTTAGGTATTATTAAACAAGGTATTAGAAGCGATAGAACTACGCTTATTAACGAGTTTATTCAGCAGGGTCATTCAGACGTTGCGGATATATTAAGGAGACTGTAATGGCTATTACGACAGCAATGTGTACTTCTTTTAAGTCTGAGTTACTTCAGGGAATACACAACTTTCATAACGGTTCTGGTGGAGGAACGACAACCACCACAGGAACAGGCAATACTTTTAAGATTGCTTTGTATACCAGTAGTGCAACTTTGGCTGCATCAACCACTGCTTACGCGACAACCAATGAAGTTTCTGCTACAGGCACTAATTATACGGCTGGCGGTAATACGCTAGTTAATGTAGACCCCGAAACAAGCGGAACGACAGCACTGACTGATTTTGATGACACTACGTGGTCTAGTAGTTCGATTACTGCGAGAGGGGCATTAATTTATAATTCCTCAACTACCGCAGGAAGTGCGAACAGAGCAGTGTGTGCGTTAGATTTTGGCGCAGACAAAACATCCACTAGTGGAGACTTTGTAATTCAGTTTCCAGCCAGAGACGCTAGTAACGCGATCATTCGGATTGCATAGGATATAGTGTGTGGCTGATGTCAAAGTTGCCTTTAGTGGATGGAATTCTTCCTCTCATGGATGGGGCGAAGGAACGTGGGGTAATGGCGAAGCGGTTTCTGGCGCAACAGGTACACTCGGTACAGTTTCGGTTTCGGGTGATGCGAACGTCTCTGTCACGGGTGTGGCAGGAACAGGCACCCTTGGATCGGTATCTGTATCCGGTGCTGCGGGTGTTAGTGTATCTGGCGTATCAGGCACTGGTACTCTTGGCACGGTTACTGTCACGGGCGCAGCAAATGTTAGCCCCACGGGTGTCGCAGGCACCGGAACGCTTGGTTCAGTTTCAGTCTCGGCTGATGCAAGCACTTCGGTCACTGGTGTTGCGGGCACGGGAGCGTTGGGATCAGTTACGGTTACAGGCACGGCAACCGTCAGTGTTACAGGAGTTGCAGGAACAGCAGGGCTTGGAAGCATCAGCATCGTTACAAGTAACACGATCCCGGTCACAATGGATGCGCTTACTGGATCTGTTGGAACGCCTACGTTTGATGGTGATGCAAATGTTTCAGTCACAGGCGTACAAGCAGCCTGTACAACGAGTGGCGTTAATGTTTGGGGACTTATCGATGATAGCCAAACAGCGAATTGGTCAGGAATTGATGACAGCCAGACGCCGAATTGGACAACTATTGACGACAGTCAAACACCAGATTGGAAAGAGGTAGCATAAATGGCAACTTACGTTAACGACCTGTTATTAAAAGAAATCGCCACAGGAGACGAATCAGGAACCTGGGGAACAAGCACAAATACGAATTTAGAGCTGATCGCCGAAAAATTTGGGACGGGAAGCGAGGCTCTTTCGGACGCTAGTACTGCCACCATTGAGATGCAAGAAGGAACTTCGGACGCTTTTCGCTCTCTGGCGTTAACGCTTACAGGTTCTCTTTCACAAGCTTGCACGGTGACTTTTGCTCCTAATACCGTTAGTAACGTATGGGTAGTACAAAACTCTGCTGGTAACACCGTAACAATTTCACAAGGCACGGGCGCAAATGTAGTCATCCCAAATGGCGGGATCAGGATGATCGCCACAGACGGTGCAGGATCTGGTGCAGCGGTTACTGATGTCCTAGACGTGCTAGGCGGTACGGGCAACGTAGGGCTTGGTAGCGGTGCGTTTGGCACAGGTCTTACCACAGGTACAGATAACGTAGCGATAGGCGACTCTGCTGCTGATGCTTTAACTAGCGGAGGAAGAAACACAGTTGTTGGTGATAACGCTGCGGGTGCAGCTACCATAGCTAGTAGAAATATTGCTATAGGCCATGATGCGCTTGTTACTGAAGATGTAGGGGATCGTACAACTGCGATTGGTGACTCAGCACTTTACTCACAGAATAGTGATTCAAATAATGAAAACACTGGTAACACGGCAGTTGGTTACGCAACTGGTTACTACAATGTTACAGGTACTAAAAACACACTAATTGGTAACGAAGCTGGTCTTGGAGTTAGTGGTAATAGTTATAGTGAGAACACCTATGTTGGCTTTACTGCTGGAACAGCAAACACTACGGGTGGAAATAATGTTGGCGTTGGATCGAGTGCTTTAAAAGCCAACACCGCGGGAAATAACAACACAGCAGTGGGCAAGCAAGCTGGAACTTCTATAACTACAGGCAGCACGAACACGGCTGTTGGTAAGGGAGCCTTGCAATCTAATAGCGCAAATAGCGCAAATACAGCGGTTGGAGCCGATGCTCTTACAAATAACACAGCAGCAAATAACACGGCTGTTGGAAAAGATGCGCTTTTATCAAACACCTCAGGCACAGAAAATACCGCAGTTGGAAAGGATGCTTTAAAAGCCAATACTACTGCTAGTGGTGTGACTGCTGTTGGAGAAGCTGCGCTAATGGCAAACATTGCGGGCGCAAGCAATACGGCAGTGGGAGAAGGGGCATTAACGGCGAACACTACGGCTGCAAACAATACTGCGGTTGGCATGGGTGCATTAGTTGCTAACACTATAGGACACTCAAATGTGGCTGTAGGAGCAAGCACAATGGCAGCAAACACTACGGGTTCAGAAAATACAGCCGTGGGCTATCTAGCATTAGATGCCTTACTGTCTGCCGATAACAACGTAGCAATTGGTCGTTTAGCTGGAACAGGCTTGACTACTGGGGCTGGAAACACAATTGTCGGTGCAGCGGCTTTGCAGACAATGACTACAGGATCGGGTATTGTCGCTATAGGATTATCTGCACTAGCTAGTGCTACAGGTACAGGTCACACCGCTGTCGGTTATCAAGCGGGCCTTGATATAACAACGGCAGTACAAGGAACCTATGTTGGGTATCAAGCAGGGGCTAATCTAACCACAGGAAACAACAATGTAGCAATTGGCTACGGCTCACTTGCAAATGCAAGTACTGGAACACCTAATGTCGCCGTCGGCACAAGCGCATTGTATAACTGTAACGGAGCGGAAAATGTCGGTATAGGCACAAACGCAATGGTTAGTCTTACAACAGGCAATTATAATACTGCTATGGGTTCTGGTGCTGGTTACTATATAAGCACAGGCCAGTATAATGTAAGTATCGGAAGAGCTGCAAACCAAGAAAGTCAGGGTGGGGGTTTTAATATTTCTATTGGAGCTTCAGCTAGGCCAAGTGCTGCTGGTGTTTCGAGTGAGACAATAATTGGCTATAACGTAGTTGGTAATGGTGCTAGTACGTTTACTTTTGGTTCTGGTAGTACAGATACGTCTTGCGCTTTTGGCGGGACTACATGGACAAATCCTTCTGATGTAAGAATTAAAGAGGACATTAAAGACGAAGAAATAGGGTTGTCTTTTATTAACGACCTTAGACCTAGAACATTTAGATATCGTCAGCAAAAAGATATACCTGAAGAACTAGATGCCCATGTAGCAGGTTCAGAAGAACGCTATAAGACTGATAAATACGAACACGGTTTTATCGCTCAAGAGGTCAAAGAAGCCATAGACAAGCATAATTTAAAAGACGGTTTTGATATGTGGTCAGAAGATCCAAAAGACGGAAGACAACGAGTAGGTTCAGCAGCGGTAATACCTATGTTAATTAAAGCAATTCAAGAACTTTCGGCAGAGGTCGAAAAACTTAAAGGAGAATAGTGATGTCTGTTACGAAAGCTTTAAATGTAGCTGTTCCATATATTGAGGACGGCAAGGTTGTAAAATGGCAATTAGGAATGAAGTACGAACAGGGTACTGAGGGCGAAGCTGATTACTATACAAGCAACAAAAGTGTAACCCTTGACGCAACTTATAAAGTTGGCGATGAAACTAAAACCAATTTTACTCCTAAAGCTGAAGGTGATTGGACTAAAAAAGAACTGGAAGACCTTTGCCCAACAGCAACATGGGATGAAGTATTTGCTAGTCAATATGACTCTGTTATTACGAATCCACCTAAAGAGCCTGTTCCTGATAATGACTATGTGATCCCTAGCAGTTAATGGAGCCGCAACACTTTTCATTTCATACGCTACCTGCGGTGTTTATGCTGGAAGCACAGCTATCTGAAAGCATGGTAGGTACGCTTAACGACTACCTAGATAAGCTGATGGTAGATCAAGAACGAAAAAGTCATGCGGGTACGTTGGTCGGGCAGATAGCCCACGGACAGCAATTAACTATGGATCATCACTGTGAAGAGCTAAAAGACTTTAACTGGACGATTCAAGGCTTGGCAATGGACTATGTGAAGCAGTTCTGCGCTCAGTCTGGCAACCCACTACAAGGCAAAAGAGAAGTTCTTACTGATGAGCTTTGGTCGGTACACAGCTACGAGCGTGACTATAATCCAATACACGATCATGGCACTAAAACCATTATGGGCGTTTCTTGTACTACATGGACAAAAGTACCCCAACAAATCTTAGAGCAGCCTACAGCGGGAAGTCCTGAGTACAGCTTATATAACTCCTCTGGTAATGCCGATGGTTGCCTTGCGTTTAGTTATGGCCGTAATAGTTTATTAGATACAGAGCGATTAGCTCCTCCACAAAGTTTTGTCATTAAGCCAGAGGTTGGGAAGTTCTTGATGTTTCCTAGCTGGTTAACACACATGGTTTACCCGTTTGAGGGTGAAGGTGAAAGACGCACAGTAGCTGCAAATTTGAATGTTTGGAAGGTAGAGGAAGATGGAACAAGACACTAAAGAAGTTGTAGATGCAGAGGTTGCAGAAGAAGCTGAGGTTGCTCAACTACCTGTTAATCCTGAGATGTTGACTGCTCGTATGGAAGAGCTTCGAGAAGAGATTGGGCAGATTACTAACGTAATCAATGCTAACCAAAAGCAACTGGATACCTATGTAGCAGCGTTTAACTGGTATTCTCAACAGCTAGAAGCGGCTAATGCGGAGCAACAGTAATGGATTTGCTTGTTAATTTGGTGTCTGTAATAACAAGTATTGTTTGCGCAGCATCCATTATTTGCAGTTTGACTCCTACTCCTAAAGACGATGCGTTGGTTGGAAAACTTTATAAAATAATTGAAATAGCCGCTTTAAACATTGGAAAAGCAAAAGACCCTGGTGTTGACTTAAAACCTTTAGACGTTAAGTTTGTTAAAAGGTCAGATTGATGGCGTCAAAAAGATCACAAGTTAAAAATGTCGAAGCTGAACAAGCTTTGTCTGAGTTAAAAACTCATCAAATAGAATGCGCGTTACGCTACGAACGTATTGAAGAGCGTTTGGAAGAGGGATCTGAAAAGTTTAAAAAACTGGAAATGATGATTTGGGGAGTGTACCCGTTCATGGTGGCGACTATAGTAGCCGCAAAGTTTTTATGACAGATGCAAGGCGCAATATTAGCTTTTATGTTAATAACCGTCATAGAAGGAAATGTGGCGCAAGGTTCGGAGCAAATGTTATTTAGAGACATCCATAGATGTCAGCAATTTGCATACTGGATAGAGCATAACTGTAGAGATGTCCGTTGTAGAGGGGGCATTAAACAACACAATATAACAGCGTATTGTAAACCGGTCATGGCGGGAGCTAACCAAAAGTTTTGGGATTAAAAATGAGCATATATAGCGGTTTATTTTACATACATGAAGAAAAACGATTTGCTCGATGGGACGAGTATATTGAGTTTTATCGACAGCAACGGTTGAAAGAAAATGCCTAAAAAGTTACAAGAAAACTCAGTTTGGGCTAAATATGACATTGATCAAGACGGCACGGTTAGTGACGAGGAACTAGAACGTGCTACTCAAATGATTGAACTAGATCTCCGAGAAGAAAAGCAAGACAGCCAGCGCAGAATAGCGTGGGTTGCAATGTCTTCAATGGTTTTGTATTCGTTACTGCCGTTGTTGCCTTTTGTACCAGAAGAACGTCTTTCAACCTTGTCTTCTCTAAGTGATATGCTGTTCCTTAGTCAAGCCAGCATAATAGGTCTTTATTTCGGCGCTACGGCCTATATGTCACGTAAACCATAGGGGTTTACCGTGATAATTGAATCCGTTGCAGCGGCAGGGGCCATCCTGTCCACGATATCTACCGCTATAAACAAACTCAACGAAGTTGGTGACGGCGCGTCAAAAGCAGTTGAATTGATGCAGGGTTTTTCGGACGCTTTAGATTCTTTTGAGCGTGAAAAGAAAGACTCGGTGATCAGCAATCTTAGCTCACAGGAACTTTTGAAATTGGAATCAATCAAGCACCGACGCGATCAGTGGGAAAAATCACTACACGATATGCTAGTGATTCACGACCCAGCGTTGCTTCAACGCTGGGAAGACGCTAAAGCTAGACAGAAAGCAAACCATAAACGACAAATGGAAGCAATTAGAGCCCGAGCGGCGGCTAGGAAAAAAATGCTTCGGCAAATATATTTAATTATGGGAGTGAGCGCCATTGGCATTCTTTGTGCCTTTATTTTAATTGGAGGGGTCATACTGATCTTTAAATAATGGAAATTCGATCTACAACACCACCCGCTCAACTATCTTGGAAACAATCCGCAGAAGAACGGTACGAAAAGTTAATGGAAACCACGCAAAGAGAAAACCGACGACGTGTGTCCGGTAACGCGGAGCTAATGCTCTACATAGCAAAAAATGGTAAAGTTCAAGTGGAAGACGGCAGAACTAGGCCAAACAACATTAATTTTTTGGTTTAAAATATGGCTAAACAAGCACAGCAAAAAACCGAAAGTAAAAAAAAATTGAAGAGCGGATTCGACAGCAACAGTTAAAAACTCACAATCAAGAGTGAATTATGTGGCAAATTAGTGCGGGATTAGGGTTGGTTTTGGCGCTTACACTTGGGGCGTTCAAGCTTTACTATGATAAATCCCAAGCTGAATTGGATGCGTTTCAAATGAGATTAGAACAATCAATTCAAAACCAAAAAACGCTTGAAAGCACTATTGAAGA